ATTCTTAACAAAGGTAATATAGAATTTGCAAATGATAGTAAGGTGGTTGCAGCTGCAACATCTTCATCTTCTATTAGGGGATTATCTATCAACCTACTCTACTTAGATGAGTTTGCATTCGTTGAAGATGCAGAGACATTCTACACTGCAACATACCCTGTGGTTACCTCAGGTAGGGATTCTAAGGTTATTATCACGTCTACTGCAAATGGTGTGGGTAATATGTTTCATAAGATATACGAGAGTGCAGTGCATGGGAATAGTGAATATAAACATTTCACTATTAACTGGTATGATGTGCCAGGCCGTGATGAAGAGTGGAAAAAAATTACCATTGCAAACACTTCAGAGATGCAATTTGAACAAGAGTATGGAAACTCATTTATAGGAACAGGTTCAACTTTAATAAATTCAGACACATTATTGGGTCTCCGTGCAATAGACCCCCATTGGACTAAAGATAATATAAATATATTCAAACAACCTATTGAAGGTCATACTTACATTTGCACTGTTGATGTTTCAAAAGGAAGAGGTTTAGATTATTCTACTTTTTCTATATTCGACATATCAACAAAACCATTTGAGCAGGTTGCAACTTACAGAGATAATATGTTATCTCCGATGTTGCTTCCCGATGTAATCAATAAATATGCAACTCCGTATAATACACCTTTAGTAGTAATTGAAAATAATGCAGAAGGTGGAATGGTTGCAACACAGTTGCACTACGATATCGAATACGAAAATGTATTCAGACAAGGTCAAACTAAGGCTGAAGATATCGGTGTAACTATGAATAAAAAGATCAAAAGAATTGGTTGTGCAACATTAAAAGAACTACTAGAAGAAAAAAGATTATCTATAGTAGACAGACACACGATTACTGAACTTATGACGTTTGTGGTAAAAGGTTCGTCATTTGAAGCAGATAAAGGTTATCATGATGATATGGTGACAACATTAACATTATTCAGTTGGTTTGTTGCTACTGATTATTTTGCACACGTATCAAACAATAAAGTGAAGGAACTTTTGTATTCAGAACAACAAAAACTTATCGAAAATGATATGTTACCTGCGGGAATCTTCGGAGCCCAAGAAGCTGCAGAAGAACAGTCTTTTGTAGATAACGAGGGAACAAAGTGGTTTTCGGTAATTTAGTTATTGTTGAGAATATTAAAGTTATAAATACATCAGAGTAACAAAACTTTTTACATTAACAGGAGAAAAGTATGGCATTTCAAGTATCACCAGGCGTTCAGGTCTCAGAAATAGACCTAACAAATGTTGTTCCCGCCGTATCATCAACTACAGGTGCATTCGCTGGGACATTTCAATGGGGCCCTGTTGATGAAGTAGTAACAGTTTCAGATAGTAAGGGTTTAGTGAATACATTCTTTACACCTGCCAATACAAATGCTGGAGCTGAAGACTTTTATTCAGCAGAAGCATTCCTAAAGTATGGGTCATCACTAAGAGTGGTGAGAATTAATTCAACTGGACTTTACAGTGCAAACCAATCTGCGAGCGGTTCGACACTACTGAAAAATCATTCAGACTACGAAAACACATATAGAGATGGTGGTCAAAGTGGAACAGTCGGTAGATGGATAGCAAGATGTGCAGGTGCATTAGGAAACTCAATTAAGGTTTCTGTTTGTGCATCAACAAATGCATATTTCAATGCAGCTGTCACAACCACATCTGCAACATCAGCTGTAGGAGCTACAACAGTATCAGTAACTGATGCAGATGTTTTCACAGTTAGAGACATTATTAAATTTACAGGTCATAACACGATGTATCGTGTTACTGCACTTGATAACAGTGTAGGTGCAGAGACAATCACAATTGAAGCATTAAACAACCCAGCTGGAACAGGATTAACATCATCTGTCACAAGTGGTGCAAACATAGACCGTTATTGGGAATTCTATGCATCATTTGATAAAGCACCAGGCTCATCAGCAGGTGCAACTAACGCAGGTGCTGGACAAGACGAAATTCACATTGTAGTTGTTGATGAAGACGGAGCAATTTCAGGTGTTAGACACACTATTTTAGAAACATTCGGATTCGTTTCATTAGCTTCAGACGCTAAAGACGCACAAGGACAATCAAACTACTACAGAAACGTAGTGGAAAGAGATTCACAATGGGTTTACTGGTCAGGACACTCAACATCAATTTTTGTTGCAGCAAACGATGACATTACACATGCAGAATCAGTAACATATCAATCAAATACAGGATTCTTAAGACCTGGCGCACCGATCAATGATTCATTGGCAGGTGGTGCTGACGGTAGATCACCTACAGCAGGTCAGAAGACTGGTGCATGGGACGATCATTTTGCAGACGGAGAGTCAGTAGACATATCATTCTTAATCGTTGGTTCAACTAGAACAGATGATGGAACTGGTTCAGATCAAGACACAGTATCCGATCACAACACAATTGTCAATGCAGCTATTCAAATTTGTGAAACTAGAAAAGATTGTATGACAATTTGTTCACCAAGAAGAACATCATTAGTTGGTGTTTCAGGTGAATCAACACAAACAGTAAACGTTTTAGCAGATGTATCTTCAGTAACATCATCATCATATGCAGTCGTAGACTCAGGATGGGTGTATACATATGACAGATACAACGATAGATACGTTTGGATTCCTGCAAACGGTCACACAGCAGGTATCATGGCTAGATCAGACCTTTTAAGAGACCCATGGTTCTCACCAGCTGGATTCTCAAGAGGTCAATACTTAGGTATCACTAAACTTGCTTTCAACCCTAAGAAAGCATCTAGAGACGACCTATACAGAGGAAGAGTTAACCCTGTGGTTACATTCCCTGGCCAAGGAACAGTTTTATTTGGTGACAAAACAATGTTATCATCACCTTCAGCATTTGATAGAATCAATGTAAGAAGATTGTTCATTGTTCTAGAGAAAGCAATTGCAACAGCAGCTAAAGCACAACTCTTTGAATTCAACGATGCATTCACAAGAGCACAATTTAGATCAGCAGTTGAACCTTTCTTAAGAGATGTGAAGAATAGAAGAGGACTTGTAGACTTCTCAGTTATTTGTGACGAAACAAATAATACTGATACAGTGATTGATAGAAACGAATTTGTTTGTTCAATCTTTGTGAAACCTGCAAGATCAATCAACTTCATTACCTTGAACTTTGTAGCTGCAAGAAGTGGTGTTAATTTCGAAGAAATCTACGGAGCAGTTTAAGGAGTAAAGAAAAATGGCAACAATAGATCAATTTAAAGCTCAGTTAATCGGTGGTGGCCCAAGAGCTAACCGATTTAAAATCTTTATTCCTCGTGCAGGAGATAAAATCGAATTCCTTGCAAAAGCTGGTAACATTCCTTCTGCAACACTTGGTGTTGTTGAAGTGCAATGGAGAGGCTCAGTTCTTAAACTGGCTGGAGATAGAACTTTCGAAAACTGGACAGTATCAATCATCAACGATGTAGAATTCTCTGCAAGAACAGCTCTAGAAGCATGGCAGACAGAGATTCAAGAACTTGGTGGTGGAAACGGTTCAACTACAACAGACTACTTGATCTCAAGAGCATTTGTAGAACAGTTGGGTAAAGACGACTCAGTGCTTGCAAGATATGAATTCTTCAACATGTTCCCTGTAAATATTGGTGCAATCGAACTATCTCACGAGACAGTCGATTCATTGGAGCAGTTTGATGTTGAATTCGCATTCTCTCACTGGGAAAGAGTTATTTAATTTAGTGAAATATACCTTCCTTAGGGGTATATAAATATAGTTATGGAAATATTTGGGTTTGAAATAACTCGTAAAAAAGACGAGTTACGAAATATCGAGGTCACAAAAGCACCATCTTTTGTGCCACCTGTTGATGATGATGGGACACCCGTCATTCAACAACAGCCTGGTGGTTTTGCACTAGGTGGAGCATATGGTGCTTTCGTAGACTTTGAAGGTGGTATTAAGAATGAGGTTGAACTCATTCGTAGATATCGTGAAGCCTCCTTGGTTCCTGAAGTAGATTCAGCTATTGAGGATATTGTCAATGAGTGTATCACTTCTGATTCAGCAGACAGGATTGTGTCACTCGATCTCAGAGATGTTAAACTCTCTGACAGTATCAAGAAAAAGATACAAGACGAGTTTGCACACATCTTATCTTTAATGAAGTTCAATCAGAACTCTCATGAAATAGTCAGAAAATGGTATATTGATGGAAGGGTTTACTTCCATAAAGTTGTTGACCCTGAAAGACCACAAGCTGGTATCGTAGATATCAGAAACATTGACCCTCTTAAAATTAAGAAGGTTAGAAATGTTGAAAAAGAAAAAGACCCTAAAACTAAGGTCGATAGAATTAAAAAGGTTGAAGAATTTTATGTCTTCAACGACAAAGGATTTGATAAGAGTGGAACCATTGATGGGACTGCTCTTAAAATTGCACCTGAAGCAGTATCATATACAACTTCAGGTTTACTTGACTACACAAAGAATGTAGTAGTTGGGTATCTGCATAAGGCATTGAAAACTGCAAACCAGTTGTCAATGATGGAAGATGCACTTGTAATCTATAGGATTTCAAGAGCTCCTGAAAGAAGAATCTTCTACATTGATGTTGGAAACTTACCAAAAGCAAAAGCAGAACAATACCTTTCAGATGTAATGAACAAGTATAGAAATAAACTTGTTTATAATGCACAGACAGGTGAGATCAAAGATGATCGTAAACACATGTCTATGTTAGAAGACTTCTGGCTTCCTCGTAGAGAAGGTGGAAGAGGAACGGAGATTTCAACTCTGCCAGGCGGACAAAACCTTTCAGAGATTGAAGATATCGAATACTTCAAGAAGAAGTTATATCGTGCATTAAATGTTCCTGTATCTAGAATGGAGTCCGACAATGGATTTAACATGGGTCGTGCTTCAGAGATTTCTAGAGATGAACTTAAGTTTAATAAGTTCACAAACAGACTTCAGAAGAAGTTTGCAAGAGTTTTTACAGATATGCTTAGAACTCAAGTAGTTCTAAAAAATATTGTGAGTGCAGAAGAATTTGATCATTTCAAAGACTTCTTACTTTACGATTTTGCAACCGACAACCATTTTACAGAGTTGAAGGAAAGTGAAATCATGAGAGAGAGATTTGATACTCTCTCACAAGCATCTGAGTATGCAGGTAAATACTTCTCACATGAATACATTAGGAAGTATATACTTAGACAGACAGAAGATGAAATTAAGATCATCGATCAACAGATTGCAGCTGAAAAAGATGCAGGTGAGGACGATGAAGACGAACAAGGTTTCGATTTTTAGGAGTAGACTATGAGTGAAATAGCAAACAAAATAGTAGATGCAATTCACAACGGTGAGCTAAGTGATGCAAAGGAACTTGTATTTCAAGGAATGAAAGAGAAAGCTGCAAGTGCAGTGGACATGAAAAGAGTTGAGATGCAGGTAGATTGGATTTCTGACAAAGAGGAAACAGAAGAGTAATGAAAACTTTCTCTCAAATGAGAACAGAATTGAACGAAGCAACGTTCAAAGTCCCTTCAGGTGAAAAAGAACTGAAGAGGGATACTGTTCGTGCAGGGAGTAAAAAGTTTGAGTTAGTGTTTGTTCAGAATAAAAAAAGAAAAGTCGAAGTGTATCTTGATGGTAACAATTTTGGACAAGAGTTCAAAGACCTTCAAGCTGCAGAAAAAGAAATGAAAGACATCAAGGGAGTTTTATCACAAATGGAAGACTTCTCTATCGATGAATTTAAGGAGTTTTTCAATGAAGTTAATATCTGAATTTAACGACTATGCTATTTCACCCGTTATAGTTGAACAAAACGAAAACGGTAAAAAAGATTACTTTATCGAAGGTGTCTTTATGCAGTCCGAAATCAAAAACAGAAATGGACGTGTATATCCTAAAGAAATCATGTTAAAAGAAGTTAACAGATATAGAAAGACGTTCATCGATCAAAAACGTGCATTTGGGGAACTCGGACACCCTGAAGGCCCAACAATTAATTTAGACAGAGTGTCACATCTTATTACTTCTTTAGAAGAAGATAACAATAATTTTGTGGGACGTGCAAAAATTTTATCCACACCAAATGGTATGATTGTAAGAAATCTTATCGATGATGGTGCAAAACTAGGTGTTTCATCAAGAGGTCTAGGTTCACTAGAACAAAAAGGTGACTCACAATACGTTAAAAACGATTTCCAATTAGCAACTGCAGCTGATATAGTTGCAGACCCATCTGCACCCGAAGCCTTCGTAGAAGGTATTATGGAAGGTGTAGAATGGATTTACGAAAACGGAAGACTAAAATCTCTTAATGTAGAACAGATGAGAGAAGAACTTATGACTGCAAAACGTCATAAATTAGAAGAAACCAAGTTAAATATATGGAAAAGGTTCGTTGAGAGTCTATAACATATAAATAAAAAAGAAAAACTCAAACAGGAGAAAAACATGGCAGAGTTAGATAAAAACCTAGAAGCAGTTGTAGAGGCAAACCAGCCTGATACACAAGCTGAAAAAGGTGACAAAAAACCTGTAAAACAAGGTTCATCTGATGCCGCTAAAATTGAAAGTGGTAAAGGTGAAGTCGTCAAACCTGAAGAAAATCCTGTTGACAAAGCTGTTGATTCAGTAGATAAAGCTGAAAACGGAGTTAAGCCTGTTAAGGGTGATGACCAACAAAAAGGTGCATCAGCTCCTGAGAAGGGTGCAAAATTAAAAGAAGGTGAAGAAGATTCTACTAAAGATGAAGTTAAACTTTCTAAAATGGAATCCATCAAGGCTATCGTCAACACAATGAAGGAAATGAGTAAGGAAGAACTTCAGAAAACATTCGGGTCTATATCCGAAGAAGAAGTTGACGAGTCCTTGACAAAGGCAGAAGTCGCTAGAAAAATAGTAGAAACCCTTAAAGGCATGGACGAAGCAGACGTTGCTAAGTTCTCAGAGTCTTGGATGAAAAAAGGCGAAGAAGAAGAAGAGGAAGAAGAAGTGAAGAAAGAGGAAGTTAAAGTTGAAGAATCAACAGAACTTGAATCTTCTTTAGTTGAGATTGAAGTAGAAGACGACCTTAATGCAATCTCAGAAGCACTTGAACTTTCAGAAGAAAATGCTGAAAAAGCAAGAACTATCTTCAAAGCAGCCGTTCAATCCAAAGTTTCAGAAATTAAAGAACAACTTGAGTCACAATACTCAGAAGAATTACAAACCTCAGTAGAAAAAGTCAAATCTGATTTATCAGAAGCAGTTGACAAATATCTATCATATTGTGCAGAAGAGTGGACGAAAGAAAACGAACTCGCAATTGAGAGAGGTTTGAGATCAGAAATGACCGAAAACTTTATCGAAGGATTAAAGACATTATTCGTAGAACACTACGTTGATGTTCCTGAAGACAAGTATAATGTCATTGATGAACTCGCAAATCGTCTTGAAGAGATGGAAGCAAAACTTGACGGAGAAGTCCAAAGAAATATGGAAATATCTGAAGAGAATGACCACCTCAAGAGAGGCAACATCGTGAGACAGGCAGGTGAAGACCTAACTGAATCACAAAAGGAAAAACTTGAATCACTAGCAAACGGTGTAGACTTCAAAGATGCAGAAGATTTCGCAGAGAAAATTTCTGAAATCAAAGAAGCCTATTTCGGTGTTAGAGGTGAAGAGTTAGCCGAAGAAACTATAGTAGAAGAAGGAACTGGTTCTTTCGAAGAAGAATCTTCAGAGAAAGTATTAGACCCAACTATTGCTAAATATTCTCAGGCAATTTCAAAACTTAAACCATTGGGATAAATTTAAAGGAGAACCTTCAATGTTTTTATCAGAAAACTTACAAGAGAAGTGGCAGCCTATTCTAGAACACTCTGATCTTCCTGAGATCAAAGACAACTACAAGAAAGCCGTTACTGCTGTTATCCTCGAAAACCAAGAAAGAGCTCTAAACGAAGATAGAGCTACTCTTTCCGAGGCAGCACCTTTAAATGCTACTGGAAGCTCTGCAATCAATAACTGGGATCCAATTTTGATCTCATTAGTGAGAAGAGCTATGCCAAATCTCGTTGCATACGACATTTGCGGTGTTCAACCAATGACAGGCCCTACAGGTCTTATCTTTGCTATGAAAGCAAGATACAATGATGACGAAGACGCTAACAGAGAAGATAAATCTGAAGCTTTGTTTAACGAAGCTAGAACAGGTTATTCTGCCGCTGCAGCAGCTGGTTCAACATCATTGGGTTCCGACCCTGTAGGTGACCCTTTCGACGCAACTGGCCCTGCTACTTATGCAGGTGATACAGTTGGTGGTATGTCAACAGCAACTGCTGAAGCACTTGGTGATTCATCAGGTAATGCTTTTGCTGAAATGGCATTCACAATCGAAAAGGCTACTGTTACTGCAAAATCCAGAGCGCTTAAAGCTGAATACACATTAGAACTTGCTCAAGACCTCAAAGCAATCCACGGTCTTGATGCAGAATCAGAACTTGCAAACATTCTTTCATCAGAAATTCTTGCAGAAATTAACCGTGAAGTTGTCAGAAATGTCAACCTTCAAGCAAAAGTCGGAGCAGCTGGAACAGCTGTGCCAGGCACATTCAACTTAGATGTTGATGCAAACGGTAGATGGTCTGTTGAGAAATTCAAAGGATTGTTGTTCCAAATCGAAAGAGAATCAAATGTTATCGCTAAAGAAACAAGAAGAGGTAAAGGTAACTTTATCCTTTGTTCTTCAGACGTAGCATCTGCTCTTTCAATGGCTGGTGTATTAGATTACACACCTGCTCTTAACACTTCATTAAACGTTGACGATACTGGCAATACATTTGCTGGTCTTCTAAACGGAAGAGTTAAAGTTTACATCGACCCATATGCTGGTGTTGACTATATGACCGTTGGTTATAGAGGTTCAAACCCATACGATGCAGGTATGTTCTATTGCCCATACGTTCCATTACAAATGGTTCGTGCCGTTGGTGAAAACACTTTCCAACCAAAAATTGGCTTCAAAACAAGATACGGAATGGTATCTAATCCTTTCGTTGGTGCTACACCAGCTTCAGGACTTGCTTCAGCAGGAACGAACCAATACTACAGAAAGATGGCAGTATCTAACATTCTGTAAACAAAACAATAATAAACTTTTATTAATGTTTAAAGGGGTCTTAATTAAGACCCCTTTTTTTTGCACTAAATAAAAGTGTAACCATGGTGGTTACATTACACATACACACACAGGAGAAAAATATGAGTAATTCAAAAACTGGATTTGAAATCCGAGCAGACTTGTTATCACAAGCACAAGGTATACTAGAAAACAATCTCGAAAGAGAGAACAATAAGGTCTACCTTCACAATGAAAACTTCCCTAACGACAAGAGAAATTTGGGTGACCAAATGATCACTGTTGATCAGGTTATTACAACTGCAAGACAACTTAACGAGTTCGTAAACGAGAAGTAAATTGACCTAAATAGTATACAGGGGATATTTTTCCCCTGTATATTAGGAGTAAATTATGTCAGATTATGCAAAACAAGTGAATGTATTAGAAGGGCCATGGGAGAAGAGTGCATTTCCTAATGGTATAGAAACAACTAATGTATTAAGTCGTAAGATCATTACACAGTTTGTCAAAGACGGATATCTTTGTGAAGAAACTGTCAGTAGAGAATACAAAGGAAATGACTACTTTGATACTACCTCAACAAAAAGGATTATAAAACTTGACAACAATCAATAAGTCAATTCTAAACAAGAATAACTTCAGACTTCTGATAGATAAAGTTCCCACAGTGGAATACTATGTCAAGTCTGTTAATATTCCTAGTTTATCATTTACTGAAACTGTTGCAGGTGCAGGGGTAGGACTTGATGCTTATTTCCCTGGCGATAAGGTTGAATTTGGAACTTTGAATGTATCCTTTTTGATTGATGAAGATTTAGAGAACTTTAAAGAAGTGTATGATTGGATGAATGCAATTGTTCCAGTTGCAGACCCAGCTGATTATAAAAACTATGTGGGTAGTTCAACCACATCCACAGGTCAGTTATCAAATATCGATAACGATTTGAACCAGTATTCAGATATCACACTTGTGTTGAACACTAACAAAAATGTTCCCAACAAGTTTTTTAGATTCCATGATGCATTCCCCATCTCATTGGGTGAGATAAGTCTAGAATCAGGTGCAGATAACGAAACTGTGACCTGTGAAGTTCAGTTTAGATTTTCATACTACACTATAAATACCTCTTCCTAAGATACCATAAATATGGTATAATAGTAGTATATAACTGTAGGTATACATAATGAACTTAGATGAAATTAAAGAAGCTTGGAAAAAGGACTGTATTATCGATGATATTGAACTCGATAAGTCTTCACTAGAAGTTCCAAAACTCCATGCAAAATATTCCGAACTATTGACTAACTCAGTCATTCGTCTCAAAAATTTAGAATTTCAAAGAAACACTCTACTTAAAGATAAGTGGTTGTGGTATAACGGTAAAATGGATGAAAACCGTATCAAAGAACTAGGTTGGAATCCCGACCCGTTTGATGGTCTTAAGATTATGAAATCAGACATGCAAGTATTCTACAATGCAGATGCAGATATCCAAAAGGTAAATGCACAAATAGAATACTGCAATGTTACCATAAACTTCCTTAAAGAGTGTATGCAAAATATCACTTGGAGACATCAAACAATCAAGAACACTATTGAGTGGCGTAAATTTATGGCAGGTGCATAATGATACTAAAAAGTTACATGCATATTCTTCCCGAATTCTTTACAAGAGAAGAAGTTGCACAAATACATAATATTGCACAACAACTACCAACAGAAAAGGGAATGGTTGGATTTGGAACTGGTAGAGATGCAGATGATGAACCAGCAGAAGTTCCTAATCTTGTAACCCATGTTCGTAAATCTACAATAAAATGGATACATCAACTACCCGATAATCTTCAAGCTAAAGTAGATCAGGGAATGACTCTAGCTTGCACTGATTCTGATTGGCCTTTTGAATTGTTACAACATCAAACTCTTCAATATACCATATATGAAGGTCGAAAAATTGAAAAAGGAGATTTCTATACATGGCATACTGATGATGGGCCAGAATATTTTGATTTAGATCAGAAGAGAAAATTAAGTTATGTTGTTCAGTTGTCTGACCCCGATGATTATGAGGGGGGTCTTTTCCAATGGTTAGAGTTGGGTCAAACATTAGATCAAATGCAATTAGGTCAAACATCATTAGATATTACGAATGCAATTCATACACTACCATTCTCTGCAAAAGGAATAGGTAGTATGTTCGTATTTCCATCATTTGTCTACCATCAAGTAACACCAGTTACAAGTGGAACAAGAACTTCTTTAGTAGGATGGTTCACGGGTCAACACTTTAGGTAATGAAAGTTACAGTCAGGAAAGTTGATGATGTCTTCATGAAGGTAGACTGTGATGATGGTCTGGCTAGAGACTTATTCGACTTCTTCTCCTTTACAGTTCCCAATGCAAAGTTTATGCCTTCCTTTAAAAATCGTTTTTGGGATGGTAAGGTTCGTCTTTTTGCAATTAAAACACACAAGATTTATATTGGTCTTCTTCCTTATGTAGACGAGTTCTGTAAGGAGAGGGGATATGAGTTTGAGGGTGTTGAAGATGTCATCGGAAAGAAAACAAGACTGGACGATGATAGTATCGAGGAGTTTGTCAAGACCCTTGACACGACCTTTACACCACGAGATTATCAGATAAGTGCATTCCGAAGTGTAGTAGAATACGGTAGACAACTACTTTTATCCCCAACTGCAAGTGGTAAGTCATTTATAATTTATCTTCTTGCAAGATACTATAACAAGAAAACACTTATTTTAGTTCCCACCACATCACTCGTAGAACAGATGGCAAAAGACTTCGAAGAGTATGGATATAAAGATCGTGTCTGTAAGATATACTCTAGACAAGAAGTTTTTGATGCAGACATAACCATATCCACATGGCAATCATTTAGTAAAGCTCCCAAAGAAACCATGCAATCCTTTGAAATGGTAGTAGGAGATGAAGCACACTTATTTAAAGCAAATGTTCTCAAAGGTATCTTAGAGAAGATGAATAAGACTGCAATTCGTATTGGAACTACAGGGACACTGGATGGAACGGAAGTTCATCGACTCCAACTTGAAGGATTATTCGGGCCAGTAAAAAAGGTCATACGAACTTCTGAACTCATTGAAGAAGGAACTATTGCAGAAATTCAAATAGATTGTATCATACTTCGTCATACTAAACTAAAGAAGATGACCTATCAAGAAGAGATGGACTACCTAGTATCCAACGAAAAAAGAAATCAATTCATTACCAATTTAGTCTCTTCCCTAAAGGGTAATACCCTAGTGTTATTCCAGTATGTGGAGAAACACGGAGAAGTGTTGTATAAGTTTTTAGATGGAAGAGTGGATGATCTTCACTATGTATTTGGTGGAACAGACACAGACGACAGAGAAGCTGTCAGAAGTATTGTAGAGAAATCAAAAAGTAGTGTCATACTTGCATCATACGGAACTTTCTCTACGGGAGTAAACATTAAAAAAATCGATAACATTGTATTTGCATCACCTTCTAAATCTCGTATTCGAAACCTACAGTCTATTGGTAGGGGTTTACGAAAGACAGAAGGTAAGGATAAGATGAGACTCTTTGATATTGCAGATGACCTACAATGTGAGAACTACACACTTAGTCACCTTAAAGAACGAATAAATATATACAACGAGGAGAATTTTCCTTATGAAATTCAACAATTTGATCTAAAGTAATGGTTAGACCAACAGACTTACTACCAACACAATATCAAGTAGTCCGACTAACAACAGGACAAGACATTGTGGGAATGACTAAAGACACAGGTGCAGCTCTTCAGATTACTCTACCTATGATTTGTCATTTAACTGTGTCTCTTCCTGAGCAAGGGACTGTTGCAACTTTTTATCCTTATTCACCGATGAGTAGTGATGTGGTTATTTCAATTCCTAAAACTATTATCTCTCATGCAACTGCACTAAACGAACAGTTCATACCTCAATACGATAAAGCTTCTTCTACATGGTTAGGAATGATTGAACATAAACGAATTCCTCTAATAGAGAAAACTAATAACCAACGAGCACAGAAGATGATTGAAGATGAGATTGAAAGATTAATGTCACACCTAGATTATGATGTAGATGAACTTTTAGAAAGAGGTGATGAATCCTCATATGAAAAAGAATTTCTTAGATTATCAAAACCAAAGGACGGTAAGATTCATTAATTTATAAATATGTTCCATCATAACATTTCGTTATGGTTAATTATTAATGAGGTTTATAATTTAAAATGTCCGTATTGGTTGAAAAACTATCTGAGTTAAACAGAAAAAGAAAAAGAATATCACAAGCTGAAGTCATTGAAGGATTAGAAGTGATGCTTTTAATCACAGTATTCGTGTCCTGCACATATGCAGTTGCACCCATAGTATAATGAGAAAGTTAGAAAGATGGGAAAAGGAGAATCTTCTTATGGGAGCTACTCTTCTTGTTTTAATGAATACTTTTTTAGTAGGTTTCTTTCATTTTGCTAACATAGTATGAGTCTAAATAAGAAAGTATTACAAGTGGTGAATCTATCTCCACCCGTAGATGAGTCTTTCTTTGATAAGTTAGAAAAGATGCATCCGATGAGACAAATTGTGTATGCTACTATACTACAGATTATTGTATTTGGGTCTATGATGTTATCATTCTATCTGTTACATCACTTATTATAATATATCCCCCTGACGACATAGTCATCTTATCATGGATTTTTTGATCTGACAAGATACTTTTGCAAAAAAAGTTTAAATATTTTCTAAAATAAATACTATAAACAATCAAAAACCCTCTAGTCAACATGAGGGTTTTAGTGTATAGTATTCACATGACTACGAAAAAACCTAATGAACACTATGTAAACAACAAAGAGTTCACTCAAGCAGTCTCCGAGTATAACCAAGCTGTTGCACTCGCAGAATCAAAGGGGGAAACCCCACCTAGGATGACTGAGTATATTGGTGAGTGTATCTATAAGATTGCAACCCGTCTTTCCACTCGTCCTAATTTTATCAACTATACCTATAGGGACGAAATGATCTGTGATGCAATTGAGAATTGTATTCAGTATATCAATAATTTCAATGCAGAAAAATCTAATAATGCATTCGCATATGTAACACAGATATGTTATTATGCATTTCTTAGACGAATCCAAAAAGAGAAAAAACAGGTCTACATCAAACAGAAAAGTATAGAAGCTTCTAATGTAATAATGGATGCATACGATACACTTGATGGTAATCATGACCCTATGCTAACCAATACCAATATTGAGTGGATGCAGGAGAATATGAATCCAGTCCAATATGAACCTAGAACATCTAGAACTCCTAAAAAGAAGAACCCCTCTAAGAAGACTAACTTAGAGAACTTTGTAGAGGATGATCTAGATATTGAAATAGAAGAATAATGCTAATCGCGCTTTTAAATGACACGCATTGTGGTGTGAGAGGTGATATGTTAGAAATGTCCAACTACCAAGGACGATTCTATAATGAGATTTTCTTTCCATACCTAGACGAACATAACATCAAACATATCATTCATTTGGGTGACTACTTTGATAGACGAAAGTATATTAACTTTGCATCTATGAAAGCAAACATTCAACACTTTATTGAACCAATGAATGAACGTGGAATCACTATGGACTTGATCATAGGGAACCATGACACCTATTATAAAAACACCAACGATGTAAATGCACCTGAGTTACTACTCTACAATCAACCGAATGTTAATGTGATCTCAGAGTGTGTAACTAAAGAATATGATGGGTTTAACATTGCACTTGTTCCGTGGATTAACAATGAGAACTATGCAGATTCCGTAGAATTTTTGTTTGGTGCAGAAGCCTCTATTGCAATGGGTCACTTTGAGATTGAGGGTGCAATTATGCAGCCAGGGATGACTTGTCCACACGGATTAGACCATACCTATCTAAAACGATTTGATAAGGTATTAAGTGGTCACTTTCATCATAAGTCAGAAGTTAAAAATATCAGATACCTAGGTTCACAAATGCAGTTCACTTGGTCAGATTATGGTGATCAAAAGTATTTTCATGTGTTTAATACAGAAGACCAATCCATTACACCTGTTCATAATCCACTTACAATGTTTGAAAAGGCATTCTATGATGATTCGAAGGAAACTTTTGAGTCTATTTCAAATGCAGATTATTCAAAATATGCAGGTAAGTTTACAAAGGTAATCGTAGTCAACAAAGAGAATCCATATTGGTTTGATACCTTCTTGGATAAAATCCATGGTGTTAATCCTCTACATGTATCTGTTGTAGATGACAACAAACATATGGACTTTATGGACGATGATGATGTTGGTGATATCGAAGATACACTTACAATTCTGAACAAGTATATTGATGGTTTAGAAATACAAGGAAAGAAAAAACCATTGACAGATTTAATGACTTCATTATATCATGAAGCTTTGGATGAACACACTTATCTATGATTGAATTTCAAACAATAAAATACAAAAACTTATTATCCTCAGGAAATAAGTTTACTGAAATAAAATTAAACGAACATCAAACCACACTGATACTAGGGGAAAATGGTGCAGGTAAATCTACACTGTTGGATGCACTATGTTTTGGTTTATATGGTCGTGGGTTTAGAAATCTAAAGAAAGAACTACTTATCAACTCTATCAACCAAAAGGAACTATTGGTAGAGGTTGTATTTAAAGTAGGTAAGAAAACATACAAGGTCATTCGTGGAACAAAACCAAACAAGTTTGAACTCTATTTGAATGACACTCTAATTAATCAAGATGCATCGATTAGAGACTACCAAGAACACCTAGAAAAGAATGTCCTCAAAATGAGTTATCGTTCTTTTACTCAGGTTGCAATCCTAGGGTCTGCAAACTTTACTCCTTTTATGCAGTTAAAGGCTGCAGAGAGACGTAAACTTGTAGAAGACCTTTTGGATATTTCTATCTTCTCAACAATGGCAGACCTACTTCGTAAGAAGATTTCTGCACATACTATTGAGATCAAAGACACTACACATAGTATTGATTTGATGGAAGAGAGAATAAAAGGACTTAATGAACAACTTAATGCACTTCGTGAGAATCGTGATCAAAAGATTAGTAAGTATGAAAATACTGTGACAGAAACACAAACTAATATCTCAAATCTCATGGAGAAAATAGATGAAAAGACGAAAAATGTGGTGGAGAAAAAGTCCACGATCACAGACAGAGACCCTCAGGGAGATAGACTTAAACAGGCAAGAGAAGTGGAGACTAGACTCCATGATGCTTACCGAAAAGCTGTTAAGGAAATCGAATTTTATGAACAGAATGATGACTGTCCAACATGTAAACAAGGATTAGACGAGTCACATAAACAAGAACACATTGCAGAGAAGTCGGCAAAGAAAGAAGAGTTAGGTCAGGCAATTAAAAAGATTGGAGAAACTATTGAGGAATCTTCACGAAGACTTGAAGAGATTGGTATTATCCAAGATGAGATAGAAAAGATACAAAAATCTATTGGTCTTCTTCAAGCTGAAGTAGTGTCAAATCAAAAGTTTATTACAAAGATACAAAAGGAAATTGAAGACCTCAAAAATGAAGAGAGTGGTAATTCCAATGTTCAGGAAAGAATTGACGACAGTGAACATGAATTAGATATACTACACAATAAAAAGAAATCTTTAGTTGATCAGGGTCACTACTTTGATATTGCACAGATGTTGTTAAAAGACCAAGGGGTCAAACAGAAGATCATCAAACAGTATGTTCCTATTATGAACAAGTTGATTAACAAGTATCTTGCTCAGTTAGAATTCTATGTCGGGTTCGAACTCAACGAAAGTTTCGAAGAGACTATCAAGTCAAGATTTAGAGACGTGTTTAAATATGATAACTTCTCACAGGGTGAAAAGATGAGAATCGACCTTGCACTTCTATTCACATGGAGAGCAGTTGCAAGAATGAAGAACTCAGTGAACACTAATCTTCTAATTCTAGACGAAGTGTTTGACAGTTCACTTGATACAGCTGGAACAGACGACTTCTTAAAACTTCTGAATACACTTACAGAGAAGACTAATGCATTCATTATCAGTCATAAGGGTGATGCACTCTATGATAAGTTTAATGATGTTCTAAGGTTTGAGAAATACAAAAACTTCTCAAGACTTGCAGAATAACATAAATAGTAGTATGAAAAGTTTTAATCAATTCCTTAACAAAGAAGACATTAAATTAGACCTACCTACAGTTTCCGTTATTATGGAAGGGGGTATGGGCAAGGATGACCTCTTTAAAAGGAAAAACAAAACAGGGTTTATTGAGAAAGGTTCTAATGGTGAACTTTTAGACACTACTGGTAAAAAACTTTCAATCAAAGATCAAGAAGCTTGGGATGCAGCACGTCATACATTAGAACTTGCAATATCTGATGGTGACCTAGACAAGGAGTGGGCATCTAATCTTAATAAGGCATTGGGTATTCGTGGACTTAGTAACATCGATAAGATTGCAAACGGGTTTTCCACAGTAACAGGTAAAGACCCATCAGGTGAAGATTGGGAAGCTGGTATTGCAGTTGCATTAGACAAACTCCAAGGTAGAAACTTTATGGAAACTCCTGAATGGGAGAGATTCGGAAAGTATTGGGGTGATTGGGAAGACCAAGCAATGTTGACTGCAAAGGACTTTATCACCAAATTAAAAGTCACTACACTTTCACAAACAGGTTCAATGAAAGTAGGGGGGTTGACCCCTGAGTGGAAAGGTTCAAACACTACACCTAAAACAGACTTGATGGACACGGGTGGTAGAAAAAGAATATCACTTAAGAAAGCAGGTGGTTCTCAGTTAATGTCAGCAGGTAAGGAAGAGTCTATCTCTACCGTAGAAGCTGCAATGAGAATGTATTCTACAAATCCACAAGGTAAAAAGAAAATTGATTCTCTTTTAGATAGTTTAGAAAAGAAAATGATCAAACTATCTGAGAAGGGTCAAGTATCAGATATTGAAGCACTTAGAGGTAAGGATAATCTCTCACCACAAGATCAAGCAAAACTCAATGAGTTAGACTTAGGTCAAGAGTATGCAAAAGAATTGACTTCAGAAATGGAAAATCTTTTCAACTCAGAACCCCTAATGAAGTCATACTTCTGTTGGGAAGCTGCAACGGGTCATGGTAAGTTCGGACAAGACACATGGCCAACTGCAACTGTGATTGCAACTTTTAGAGGTAGTGGTGGAATAGAATCTATACAAGAATTAAAAAGTCCTGAGAAAGACGGTGGAGCAATTGCAAAGGGTAATGGGTTCTATGTGTCATTTAAAAGTTCAGGAAGTTCTGCACCATACCTATCTCTTAGATCAAAGAAAGTAAAACTTAACAATTCACATAAACCATACACACTAGGTGAGATATTAGTAGAAGAGATTATGAAAGAAAAGTTCATGCTCACCGAAGACTTGCAAACACTTAATGAATTTCAATTAGTAGACAAAATTTTGAAAACTGCAAAGGATGTTTCTTCAAAGGTATCATCTGTTGCAAAAAGAATTTGGGCAGCTGTATTACAAAGAATTAACGAAGCATTTAACTGGATTAAAAAACAGGGTAGAAAAATTTTAGATGCTGTGTTATACTTTTTTGGATTGAAAATAAATGATGTAAAACTGAAATCAGGTGGAACCTATCCTCTGTTTTCAGGATTAAAAACAAGTGCATTTGCAGGGTAAAATATGTATGAATTAATTGATGAAGCTAGTAAGGTTCTAAGAACCCCACCACAACTATTTGACTTTGAGACGAGGACAGATGCAGAAGAGATTGCATCTAAATTAAAAGAAGCAATGCAAAGATTTGGTGGTATTGGTCTATCTGCAAACCAAGTAGGATTAGATGCAAGAGTCTTTGTAATGAAGTCAGAAGACAAAGGAGTCGTTGCATTCTTTAACCCTGAATTAAAAAGGGTATCCCAAGAAACAGATTTGATGAAAGAGGGGTGTCTCTCTTTTCCCGATATCTACTTAATGATTAAGAGATCAAAAGTGGTAGAATTAGAATATCAAGATGAAACAGGTGAAAAACAAACATTATTATTAAACGGTCTAGCTGCAAGGTGTGTTCAACACGAAATAGACCACTTAAACGGAATTCTCTTTCTTCAAAGAGCATCTAGATTAAAACTTGAACGAGCTCTTAAGTCTAGACCCAAAGAGCAGAAAAAAAGAATAGAATATGAAAAACGAATGGCAATTGCAAAATACATCAAGTCCCAAGCCAATATGGGAAGTTCCGAACCTACTGACGGAGAATCAGTGCAGGAAACTGATACAGTGGTTCAGGACACACAAGCATAAGATATCAATAGGTTCAGACGAAGACTACTATGGAATACAAAAATTCCATATCTTCAATCCTGAAATTAGAGACATCTTAAACAAAGTTGAATTTGATGTAGTTTCTGAAATCTTTGCAAAGACTGGTGCAAGGGTCTATCCAACTATGACCAATATCAACGAGTGGTTCATTGGTGGAATACAAAGACCACATTTAGATGTGTATACCAACGAAGAGTTGCTGGCTGGTTTAGACCAAAATCCACCTGAGTTTCCTAATAGAGAGTGGACTACCATTGTAAATCTTAATACAGACTATAGTGGTGGAGAAACATACTTCCCAAATGAAAACTACACTGTAAAACCTGAAGTAGGAAAGTCTGCAATCTTCCAAGGAATTTATCACGATCATGGTGTCCATAAAGTGTATCAGGGGTTTAGATATACCGTTTCCATATGGTTCTCAGCAGATATCAACAACATGTTGTCAAACAAAATGACAAATGACATGTCTTTAACTTACCTAAATTTAAAAAATTCTTAAACTTTTTTTAAAAACCTCGTAAAATCAATGACTTAGAGACTTGACAATGGGTCTCACTTTTTGCTATACTATGCATATAGTAAGGAGTAAATATGAGTCACCCAAATAACCAAGCAATCGCAGACAGAGCTGTGGACGATGCAATAGAACTCGTCAATTCTTTCTCTGATATGAAAGTCAAACAGGTTCTTCACCTAAACTTTGGAGTTAGGGATGGAGACAGAGACGATCTGATCGAATTTGTTGCAAACCAATTCTTTAACGACTACATGAATGCACCAACTCCACATGGTTAAGTATCTGAAAGAAATCACCAAGTGGGAAGGGAACACCCCTAACCACACCTACATGGTTAACGAAAAGGGTCACCTAGTAGGATATATCAAGACTGGAACCAAGGAAGAGATCATATTCAAGACCCCTTCCAAACTGTTCTCAAAAAGTCGTAGAAAATTTATTGAACTCAAGTATTGACAATGACCCCACTTTTTTGGTAAGATAACATTATGACAGAACAAATACGAAATCAGAAAGACACCCTTGCAAAGTTGATGGCAACTGAGAACCTTACAGTTGTCCATAAGAAAATCCCTACTGCATACTTCGATGTGAAGAATCGAATCCTTGCATGTCCAGTATTCAAAGATGACATTTCATCTGAACTCTATGACTTGTTTATGGGTCATGAGGTAGGACATGCCCTTCACACTCCACTAGAAGGTCTACATTCAACGCTGACAGAGAACAAGACCCTAAAGGGTTACCTCAATGTAATTGAAGATGTGAGGATTGAGAGTGCAATCAAAAACAAATTTACTGGTCTAAGAAAATCATTCTTCAAAGCTTACAATGAATTGATGGATATGGATTTCTTCAAACTAAACGGAAGAGACCTTTCTAAACTATCCTTGATTGATAAAATTAACTTAATCACTAAAGTTGGTTCAAGAGTAAATATCCAATTATCCAACGAAGAACAAATCTTCCTCGACATGGCTTATGCATGTAAGACTTGGGATGATGTTGTTTCATGTTCACAAGCAATCTACGATTGGTCTAAAGCAAATGAGACTAGGGATGAGGAAGATCAAAAAATCGTTCCTACTTCATATCAGTATGATGAATCTGACTTTGATGAAGATGAAGAAGAATATCCATTTGAGCCATATGGTGATGAAGACGATGAAGATGATGAAGAGGGTGACACCACTCCAAACACTTCAGGTGGTTCTGATCTGACTGATACACTTCCTGATATTGACACTTCAGAAATGAAAGAAACTGGTGAGACTGTAGAAACAGAGGAAGAACCTAAAGACGAAATCAAAAACACTGGTGAAAAAAGAGACGGTGGAACTTCTGCAAATCAATATGACGATGAAGACGGTGCAAGAGAAGCTCTAACTGAACACTATGCACATGAAAACGAAGAAATGTTTGTTTCTGAAAATACATCTGTAAGAACTCAGATTAACATGAAAGATGTATACGATGTGTTTGATGCAGAAAATATTGTAGTCGGTTTCAAACAAGTTTCACAAGACTGGAAAAAGTTTTGGAACCCTTCACCTGATATGTATTCATACGATAGGGAAGAGATTGTAAAAGGTTTAGCCAGGGCAAAGGTAACTGCAAAGAGAATCTCTAACAGAAACAAAAAAGTTGTCATGCATATGGCAAAAGAATTTGAAATGAGACAAACTGCATTAAGAAGTGTCAAAGCTTACCAAGGTAAAACTGGTCAGTTAGATATGAACAGAATTGCAAAATATCAAATTGTTGATGATGTATTCAAAAGAGCAACCTACCTTCCTGAAGGTAAAAACCACGGTATTAACATTTTGTTAGATTGGTCAGGTTCTATTCAAAAAGAAGCAGCCGATCTTTTAGAACAAAGTATCATCCTTGCAGAGTTCTGTAGAAAAACAGGTATTCCTTATAGAGTGTATCTATTTTCTGATTCTTATAGTAGTAAGTTCCATTCAATTAGAGACATTGCATTATTAGAAGTTCTTTCTAATGAAATGTCTAATAGACAACATCAAGAAATGTTGATTAACCTTGCAGGATTATGGAACAACTTTTTCCTTGCAAAGTTTTCTTTCAGAAAAGGTTACCAAGCAACTATTGAAGCTTACAATGAAATGTTTGGTGATGTAGATTGGTATGACCCTGAAATGAATCACGGTTATATACACTTTCCTACACACATTAACCCTAGAGGGTATAGCTTAGGGGGAACACCATTGAATGCAGCTCTTGTTGCAATGAGAAAACTTCTTCCAATCTTCAACAAGAAGTATGGTATTGAAAAGTCTATCCTCACTGTTATTACTGATGGATACTCTCATGAGACTGATTATTTGAATCCTACTGCAAAAGAGAGAGAAGAATGGGAAGAACAACAAGATGACTACAACACTCCATGGAAGAGAGAATTGATTGATCATGAAACTAACAGAGTATATCCTTATACAACTAAGGGTAATTATAGAGGTGGTTTTCCAAATACTCAAAACCTCTTACATTGGGTTCAAGATACCACAGGTGTTCAAATTGCAGGTTACTTTGTTCTTTCTAAAAAAAGTGATTTGTTTCACCTTCTTTCAGCTGCCGATGTCAAAAGATCATGGATGGATGCAGAAACAATATGGAAGGATGTTAGAATCAATGGTTCTGTAATACATTGTCATGGATATAACAAACTTTTTGTGACAACACCTAAGTCACTTGGTGTTGATACTGAAGACACTTTGTCCGATGACTTCATCGATGCAAAGAAAGTAAGAGTGTTAGCAGCTTTCAAAAGAAATCAGAAAGCAAAAACAACTTCAAGATTTTTAACTAATGAGTTTATAAAGGAGATAGCATAATGGAACCATTAAGAATTGACCCTAGTTATTATCAGAGCTATTCTGATTCAACTAGTTTATTAGCAGACGCAATACAGGAAGTAGGCCCTTCCCCTTGTCAGAAATTTAATTGTGATAAGTGGAGTCAGTGTGCAAGTGAGAAAGTCGAATGTAAGGCATTCAGAGTTTGGACTAACATGGGTAAAGGAGTGTATGAAAGACACTTAGTGTTAAAGAGTGATGGAACTCCTAGGGAGAAACCTATTGAAAATTCAATGGGTATTCTACTACAACCTATTAAGTGATTGATTTGAAAGGCAATTTATTTTCATTATTTTTTGCAAAACACTTGACAGTGACCCCTACTTTTTTATATACTAATAACTGATGAGAAATTTAACGGAGACTACATTATGACTAATAAAAGAACCTATGATCGTTCTGAGTCCGTTCAGGTGAACGGCAAACCATTCCACTTCACTCCTGATAGGAAGGAGTTTTTGGAAACACTTCAATCTGCATATCCTAATAAGGTTGAATTCACTAAAGAAGATTTACAAAGTGTGGGTGATTTCCCATATTGGATTAAGTCTTCAAGGTATGACTTCAATCAAGGGAATGGTATTTTCAACCTATCTCAAGTTATGAGTAATGTAGTTGCAATGGTCAAACCAACTCCAAAAGGGTTTTCACTTCCTGCAAAACCAGTTTCTAATATGCCTGTTGCAGCTCAGACTGCATCAGTCAATCTCATGGAAGACAATGTCAAAATCATTCCTGAGAAAATGTCTAACTATGTTCCTTTTGGACACTTCAAAGATGTTGAGAATATTATCAAGTCTAAAATCTTCTTCCCTGTTTTCGTGACAGGTCTTTCAGGTAATGGTAAGACACTTATGATCGAACAGGTGTGTGCAAAACTGAAGAGGGAACTCTACAGAGTCAACATCACCATCGAAACTGATGAAGACGATTTGATGGGTGGTCATACACTAGTCAATGGAAACATTTCATTTAGAGAAGGCCCTGTTGTCAAAGCAATGAGAAAAGGTGCAGTCCTTCTCTTAGACGAAGTTGACTTGGGTTCTAACAAGTTGATGTGTCTGCAATCAGTTCTTGAAGGTAAAGGATACCTAATCAAGAAAACTGGTGAGTGGGTGACACCTGCTGAAGGTTTCACAATCCTTGCAACTGCAAACACTAAGGGTCAAGGTTCTGAAGACGGTAAGTTTATTGGAACTCAGATTATGAACGAAGCAATGTTGGAAAGATTTGCAATCACTATGCAACAAGAATATCCACCTCTTTCAACTGAGGTTAAAATCCTTGAGAAAGAAATGGAGTTGACTGGGTCAGTCGATAAAGAGTTTGTTAAGAAACTTGTAGACTGGGCTGACATAATCAGAAAAACCTACTACGAAGGTGCAATTGATGATGTCATCACTACTAGAAGGTTGGTTCACATTGTGAATGCATTCAGAATGTTTGGTGATAAACTCAAGTCCATTCAAATGTGTATCTCAAGATTTGATGAAGACACTAGGACTGCAATTCTTGACCTCTACACTAAGATAGATGCAGGTGTTGATCTTAATAATGAAGAAAACCCTGTTGACGAAATTAGTGATTCAGATTATAATGTCTAAGATGAGTGATATAAACTACAAATACAATGAGGGAGAACTCTTAAAAGAGTTTTCCCAATATGTTGATCAGACATATGATCAACATTATTCTTTAAACAAGTTTCAAGCAACGGAGTTCATTTTAGATAGTGGACACGGTGAAGGATTCTGTATTGGCAACATATTGAAGTATGCACAAAGATACGGTAAAAAAGATGGGTATAATCGTAAGGATTTGTTGAAGGTCTTACACTATGCTCTTATAGCTCTCTATAACCATGACCTTCAACATGAGGATAAAAAATAGTGATGAAAATATCAACTGATACGAAGACTGTTCTAAAAAACTTCTCCACGATTAACTCAGGTATTAGAGTAAAATCAGGGAACAAGTTAGAGACAATCTCTAATATGAAAAACATACTTGCAGTGGCAACGGTCAGTGAGACCTTTCCACAAGATTTTAGTATATACAACCTACCTGAATTCTTAGGTGCAACTTCTCTTATGGAAGACCCTGATTTTCAGTTTGGTGATAAAAGTATGACTATTGCAGACGATAACACTACCATGGCATATTTTTATGCAAGTGATGGTTTGGTGACTGCACCCGAAAAAATGATTACTATGCCTGATGCAGAAATTGGATTAGATATCAGTTCTCAACTACTGAGTGATCTGAATAAAGCAGCAGCTGTCTTGGGTGTAAATGATTTGGTTCTAGAGTCAGATGGAACAAAAGTCACACTTACTGTGAAAGACAAAAAGAATGCAGCTACTAATACATTCTCAAGGACTGTAGGACAGAACACCACAGGTGTTAAGTATTCAATAAACTTTAAGATTGAGAACTTAAAGATTCTAGAAGGAAACTATGAAGTCTTAGTTTCGTCAAAAGGAATCTCACACTTTAAAAACAAAGATGTTGATTTAGAATACTTCATTGCAATAGAACCTGATTCAAAATACAATGTCTGACCTATATATTAATGTTGTGTATAGAGAAACCAGTCTCGGCTCTTTACACGGGAGTAGTCCATTCTCATCATCCTTCTTTGGGGGACTACACGTGAATTCGGTGGGGGGTTCACACCTATTATGAAACAGGAATTTTTATTCGTAGAAAAGTATCGCCCTCAAACTATTGAGGATACGATACTTCCTGAAAGACTCAAAAAGACTTTTAAAGAGTTTGTAAACCAAGGTGAGATTCCTAATCTCATGTTGTGTGGTTCTGCTGGTATTGGTAAGACTACTGTTGCAAAGGCACTCTGTAATGAATTGGGTGCAGACTTTATTGTTATCAATGGTTCTGATGAAGGAAGATTGATTGACACACTACGAACCAAAATCAAAAACTTTGCATCGACAATGTCACTAAGTGGTGGCCCTAAGGTTGTTATCTTAGACGAAGCAGACTATATCAGTGCAGAGAGTGTTCAACCTGCACTACGAAACTTTATAGAGGAGTTCTCTTCTAATTGTAGATTCATCTTTACATGTAACTACAAGAATAGAATTATTGCACCTCTACATTCAAGAACAACGGTTATAGATTTTGCACTATCACCATCCGACAAACAGAAACTTGCAGGAATCTTCCATAAACGAATTATGGAAATCTGTGAAATTGAGAACATCAAGTATGATGAAAAGGTTTTGGTTGAACTTGTAATCAAGTTCTTCCCTGACTTTAGACGATGCATCAATGAAGTGCAACGATATGGTGTTGGTGGAGTGATCGATAGTGGTCTACTTGCAACACTATCTGAAGAAAAACTAAAACCTTTAATTCAAACTCTAAAGAACAAGAACTGGTCAGCTATGAGAAAATGGGTTGGACAAAACTCAGATAATGACTTCAACACACTATATCGTAAAGTGTTTGATGCACTTGAAGTGAGTCTTGAACCATCTTCTATTCCTGCTTCGGTTCTTATTATTGCAGACTACCAACACAAGTCTGCATTTGCAATGGACAGTGAGATTAACTTTGTTGCATGTCTCACTGAGTTAATGAGTGAGTGTAAATTTAAGGGGTAACTATTATGGGACAATATAACGATAAAGTAGAAAGACAGAGAGTTCTGTTGGAAGCAGAAGCATGGGCCAAGGGGGTGAAATCCATTCATGCACACAGACTCCAATCTATGTGGTATGACAATCGTCCTATGGACACACTTGAAGGTGGTGTATGTGATACTATCTATAATGATGATTCCATTCAACGAAAATTAGATAACGGAAAGATTGTTTGGTTGAATTCTGAAAAGAAAACAGGTGACGATCTTATTGATCAATATCTCAGAGTAGTTAATCCTTCCAGTTCTCAACTTCTATTGAGATAGTTATGAACAAGACTAATCCTTTTGACTTTGTCAAGTCAGTGTCACATACAAAAAAAGACATCATGTTTGATGAAGTCGAGGAAAAGTCATATGCACCATTCCTAGTAAACAAAGCATTATCTTACCACCAAGATGCGGTATTCTTTGCTAATGAAATGAATTGTAGACACAGTCTAGACAACCGTCTTCAATACTCATTTTTTCTAAATACTTTAAGAAAACGACAAAGGTTTTCTAAGTGGGAAAAACCCTACATTAGTAAAAAACTCGATGTAATAAAAGATTATTATCAGGTATCAACTAGAGAAGCAATGGACTACATGCAGCTGCTAACCGATAAAAATCTTCGTGAGTTGAAGCAAAGAATGAACATTGGTGGAAAGAATAATGGATAACATAGAACAACAAATACAAGACCTAGTCGAGGTCACATTTCCTGAAAGAGACGACTTTCTTAAGATAAGAGAAACCTTATCTAGAATCGGTGTAGCTTCTCGTAAAGATCAGGAATTGTTTCAATCATGTCATATCTTACATAAACGTGGGAAATATTACATTGTGCATTTCAAAGAATTATTCAAATTAGATGGTAAACCTAGTAATATTGACGAAAGTGATATTGGTAGAAGAAACACCATCATCAACCTATTAGAACAATGGAAATTAGTAAGTGTAGTAGACAAATCTAAAATTGTAGAACCTATTACACCTTTATCACAAATTAAGATTATACCATTCAAAGAGAAGAGTCAGTGGAAACTTACAACTAAGTATTCCATTGGGTCTACGAATTGATATAAATATAACTACGTAAAAAGTCTAGGAGGCTAATATGTTTCAAGGAATCATAGACTTTGTTATGGGAATATGGAACTTATTGATGATTGTCCCTGTGGTAATCTCAATATGTTCTGTTATTGTAGCTCTTACACCTACACCTGTCGATGACAAGTTGTGGGCAAAGGTCTACAAGTATTTGGAAGTCTTAGCTCTTGCTGTTGGTAAGGCAAAAGACAAAAATCCATTATTGGATAAATAACTAACTATCTACTAGTAGGAGGCATATTATGGATAACGGCGCAATTATCTTTATTGTAGTAGTTGTTGCTCTACTTGCATTCTTCATGTTTAAAGACAAGGGGAAACAAGTATCAGTGAAAACATCTGCATCAAAGCCAGTAGAATCTGCATCAGTTAAGAATGTTCCTTCAGCTGCAGAACTCAAGAAGTTGACAAAAAATCAACTGATTGATTTAGCTGAAAGAGAAAATCTTAAGGTGAAAAAATCAGGTTCTAAGGCATCTGTTATTACAGAAATTAGAAATCAGATGAAGTAAATCTTACTGTAATCTAGTTCACTTAAAGGGGTCAGCACGACCCCTTTTTTTTGCCTAAAGGAAAGGTCAATACTATAAATAGAAGTATGGATATATTCTCATTTATTAAAGAAGTTGGAACTCCTATTGCTATGGCAATAGTCATGAGTTACTTCATCTTTCTAGTGTTGAAACAAATCTTACAGGGGATAGTAGATAGCATAAAAACTCTCACTATTTTTTGCGAGGGACTAGAAAATAGAGCAAGAACAATGTCCAACGAGTTGGTGAAAATAGATTTGTTAGTTTCATCAGCACTTGAATTAAAACCCGATATTGATCGAATAGCACGTGCAGAGAATTTCATAGAGGATGGAAAGCTAGACGTTAGAAGAGATTAAGGAATACATGGACAACGATATAGCAAGTCTTATAGGAGAGTATGGTTTTCCCGTTGTCATGTTAGTAGGACTGGGGTATTTTATCTATTTTCTGTGGAACTTCATCAACGATGAAATAGACCCACATATTGAAAAAATGCACTTCACACTAATTCGTGTTATAGATCAAGTTAGAATGTTAGATCAAGATTTAATACGACTTCAACAAAAAGTAAACGTAGTGTTAGAGTATAAGAATAGGGATAAATTGAAGTCGGAAGGAGAAAAGAAAAAATGAAAATAACAGTAGTGTTTTTTCTATTGATGTTTCCAATAGGAACATATGCAACCGAAATAGTTCATCAATTTAAGAATCCATCCTTTAGTGGTGTAGGAACGGGTTCTCATTATCTGACGATTGAGAATCAAGAATTCTCTCGTAAGAAACAAATTGAAGATGCACTTGAGGCAGCAAGAAAAGCTGCAGAACGAGAAGCAGAAAATACCACACTTGCAAAATTTATTCGAAACTTAGAAAGTAGAATATATGCACAGATGGCAAAACAATTAGTTGAATCAATGTTCCAAAATGACAATCCAGTTAGATTTGGTTCATTTGTTTTAGAAGGTTCAACAATTACATATGAAGTGATCACAAACGAAGATGGTAATGAATACATAAAAATGACAATTGTAGATTCAGAAGGTTCTACCACGGTAATAGAAATACCTGTAGGAACTGGATACTTCGGGAGTGATTATGGCACGAATCCTGACGGTTAGTATTCTAGCAGTTCTATTAACATCGTGTGCATCCATTCCTCGTTTTTCAAACGAACCTCAGGAGTGCAATCCTGCAACTTGGGGGCCAGAATATAATCATGATTTATATAACTATGCACTTGCAATGGGAAGAACATTTGAAAGGGCAATACCTTTTATTTGTGTAGATGAAGCATTTGCAGTAGAACTTCCTTCAGTATTAAAACTGATGGAACTACCACCAGCTACAACAATGCCTGTCGTTGCAGTTATGG